GAAGAGTATTTCGTAAGCTCAGAGATAGGCTTGAAGAGCTTTTACAAGCAGATACTCACAGGCGATTCTATTGACAACATCATTGGTGTTGACGGTATAGGCGCAGGAGGCGCACACGAGCTGATTGGCAACTGCCGCAAAGAGACTGATATGTGGGACATTTGCGAAGACCAATTAGGCTATGACAGGGCGTTGGAGAATGCACGTCTACTGTGGCTAAGACGCACAGCAGGGCAGATGTGGATGCCTCCACGAGAACGTCCTAAAGGAGTACGCTTTTATGGCGAAGCAGCTAGTACCACGCACTAGAGCCGGAAAGACTTGGACAGAAGCACGTTATTGGCAGTTCATACGATCAGCGCTTAGACAGGCTTACAGTCGTTACCCTGTTAAGTTTCAAGTCAAGAAGGACGCAGAGCGTACAGTAGAAGGTTGTAGACACAAGTACGAGTATCAGTGCGCTGAGTGTTCAGAATGGTTTACCAACAAAGAAATACAGGTAGATCATATAGAGCCTGCGGGAAAACTGAGCAGCTACAAAGACCTTGCAGGTTTTGCAGAGAGGTTATTCTGTGAAGCAGACGGTATGCAGGTGTTGTGCGTAGATTGTCACCAGAAGAAAACTAACGCAGAACGAGCAGCGAGGAAGAAGACATGAGACACTTTGTCATACCAGACACGCAAGTTAAACCAGACTCTAATATAGAGCATCTGACGTGGGCAGGTAAGTATGCAGTAGCTATGAAGCCTGAAGTTATTATCCATCTAGGTGACCACTGGGACTTTCCTAGCCTGTCTAGCTATGACAAAGGTAAGAAGTCTTTTGAAGGCAGGCGTTACCAAGCAGACGTAGAGTCAGGTAAGGTTGCTATGCAGGCTTTCCTAGCTCCTATCAAGGAAGAGCAGAAGCGACAACGCACGAACAAGCACAAGGTGTGGAAACCTAAGCTAGTGTTCTTGCTAGGCAACCACGAGAACAGGATCACTAGAGCAGTAGAAGATAGTCCTGAGCTTGAGGGTTTGATGTCGTTTGCTGACCTTGGCTTGGAGAAGATGGGTTGGGAAGTTATACCGTTCTTAGAAGTTAAGATGATTGACGGCATAGCCTACTCACACTACTTCACCTCTGGCGTTATGGGTCGTCCTGTATCATCTGCTAAGCTAATGCTGACTAAGAAGATGGTTAGCTGTGTTATGGGTCACGTACAAGACAGAGACATCGCCTACGCACGTAGAGCTGACGGTGTGTCAGTCACTGGTCTGTTTGCAGGCATCTTCTATCAAGAAGACCAAAGCTATCTCACACCGCAGACTAATCAGTCTTGGCGTGGGCTTTGGATATTCAACGAAGTAAACAACGGTAGCTTTGACGAGCTGCCAATTAGTATGTCCTACCTTAGAAAGAAGTACGGAGAGTCTACGAATGAGTAAAACATTCACAGAGATAAAGGAGCAGCTGTCTCTCTTAGATGAGATAACTGTACTTGAGACGTTAGAGATTAACTCTACAGAGCTTGTAGAACGCTTCGAGGATAAGGTAGAGGACAAACTAGATCAAATAATCGAAGACTTAGGAGAAAATGACAATGAGTTTTCTTGACCATTCACCTGCTGAAGAGTGGGACGCAATAACTAAGAAACGTAGGGCGCACGCTAGACGTGTTAGTGAGCAAATCAACGCTGAGCAGAGAGCAGCAGAACCTTTAAAGGACGCTATAAACCCTAGCCACTACAAAGGCAACGGTATTGAGTGTATTGAGTACATTAAAGAGCGACTCAGTAAAGAAGCCTTCTTAGGCTACCTTAACGGTAACGTGGTCAAGTACCAACATCGTTGGCAAGACAAAAATGGCGTAGAAGACTTACGCAAGGCTCGTTGGTACTTAGACAGGCTTATAGAGGAAGAATGTAATGGTAAAGATTAACAAGTTAATAGACCTGTGTACTAAGTGGAGCAGTGACAGAGGCATCTTTGTTAACGGTACGGTACAGTCACAAGCGCTAAAGCTAGTTAGTGAGATTGGAGAGTTGGCTGACAACGTAGCCAAGCAGAGGGACATACAAGACGACATAGGCGACTGTATTGTAGTGCTGAACAATCTAGCCATCATGAACGATACGACACTAGCAGACTGCTTAGAAGTAGCATACAACGACATCAAAGACCGTAGGGGTTACCTAAACGGCGCAGGTGTATTTATTAAAGATTCAGATAGGACAGCAGCATGAGCGAGTTTAGAAACAGTTTTGGTGAGTCAATCTTCCGCAACAAGTACGCCTTGAACGAGACACAGACGTGGGCTGAGAAAGTAGATGACCTTATGCACGATGTCTGTACAGGCATACTAAGCCCTGAAGATTCAGAGTATCTAGGCAGTGCTATGAAGCAGTTTAAGTTCATGGCAGGTGGTCGTTACATCTACTACGCAGGTAGGCAGGCTAGTTTCTACAACAACTGCTATCTGTTAAAAGGTGAAGAGGACACTAGAGAAGAATGGGGAAAGCTGACACAACGAGCAAGCGACTGTCTGATGAGCGGCGGCGGCATTGGCATAGACTACAGCGTCTTTCGTCCAAGCGGGTCACCACTGGGCAGGACAGGCGGGGAAGCGTCAGGCCCACTGCCACTAATGAACTCTATAAACGAAATAGGCAGAAACGTGATGCAGGGTGGCAGTAGACGTAGTGCTATCTATGCCTCATTAAACTGGCAACACGGTGACGCACAGAAGTTCTTGACTGCTAAAGATTGGCACGCACTGCCCATCGCTGAAGGCGTTACAGTGTTTGATGCTAAGCAGAACAACTTTAACTTCCCTGCACCGCTAGACATGACTAACATCAGTCTTAACTACGATGACAAGTTCTTAGATGCTGTCAACAATGGCTTCTTGCCTGAGACGTTTGTACAGAATTGCCGTCAAGCACTAATGACAGGAGAGCCAGGATTTTCCTTTAACTTCGGAGATAAAGAGAATGAAACACTCAGGAACGCTTGTACCGAAGTCACTAGTGAGGATGATTCAGATGTGTGTAATCTTGGAAGTATTAATATTGGCGCAATTGATGACATCGAGGAGTTTAGAGCAATCGTTCGAGTCGCCTCGATGTTCCTTGTCGCAGGCACGCTCACAGCAGACCTTCCAACTAAAAAAGTGTATGCTGTTAGACAGAAGAACAGAAGGCTCGGTCTTGGTTTAATGGGTATGCACGAGTTTCTGCTGAAGCGTGGCAGTGACTACGAAGTAACAGAAGAGCTACACAGGTGGCTAGAGGTATTTAGAGATGAATCAGAAAGAGCTGCTAATCTGCTTTGTGACTCCCGTGGCATCAGTCGCCCTGTGGCGTATCGTGCAATCGCTCCTACAGGTACTATAGGCATACTCGCAGGCACTACAACAGGCATAGAGCCTCTGTACGCTGTTGCTTACAAGCGCCGCTACTTAGTTGGTGGTGACAAGTGGAAGTATGAGTACGTTGTAGATGCTACAGCTGAAGACCTGATTACTACACACGGCTTAGACCCTGACAAGATACAGACATCATCGTCTATGGTGAATGACTTTGAGCGGCGGCTGAAGTTCCAAGCTGACGTACAAGACTATGTTGATATGTCTATATCGTCTACCATTAACCTACCGCCGTGGGGCAGCGAAGGCAACAACGAAGACCGTGTGATGGAGTTTGCTACAATACTGGCTAAGTATGCACCACGTCTGCGAGGCTTTACTTGCTACCCTGACGGTGCGCGAGGTGGTCAGCCGCTAACGATGTGCAGCTACAAAGAAGCTATGAAGCACAAGGGTGTTGTGTTTGAGGAGAATAGCGAGACTGTGTGTGCCTCTGGTGTCTGTGGCATATAACTAAGTAAGAAAAAGCCCTGTAGAGCATCCCAATCTCTACAGGGCTTTTTTGTGTACGTCCGCAGGGACGATCCTAAGGTAGCACAGAGGATTAGGTTACTTCTTTGGCTGCTTGGAATACTGCTTACCTTTAGCAGTGTCAGCCCTCTTCTTCCTTGTCGTAGCTGCGTACTCCTTCTTCGACATTGCGTCACGCTTCTTCTTAGGCAGGTAACGCTCTCCTGTCGCTTTCTTACCCTGCGTAGACGGCTTGCCTGACTTAGTACCCCAATCCTCTTTAGTCCACTTAGACAGTGACTTCTGACCACTGGACTTGCCGCCAGAGTAACCGCCGCCTTTGGCTTTATACTCCTGAGCGACTAGCTGAGCCTTTCTAGCAGACCACTGACCTGCTTTGCCGCCTTTAGAGCCTGCCATCACCTTGTTCTTGATGCGCTCTCGCAGAGTAGGCTTAGTGTACGCCATTACTTCTTCTTCTTAGTCATCTTAGGCTTCATACCTTTCTTAGCTGCTGCCTTCTTAGCTGCTGCCTTACCCTTCGTTGTGTAGCTGTACTTCTTACCATTTACCATTGGCATATTAATGCTCCTTTGTGTTGACAGATTGTGTAGCGCGTGTTATTCTCTTGATGTCACCGCCGCCGCTGCAGTCCCTAGCGATAGTACTCAAACATATCAGTTCTGATACTCTCTTGCTCTTCGTCAGATAATGCACTAAGAACCTTCATCATGTTAGTGACTACTAGCGGTGCTGTAAGATCACCTCCGTTTTTCTCTACCTGTTTTGACACACTTAGTAGCCTGTTAACGGCAGACCTGTTTGTTGCTATAGTAGCCATGACAGAAGGTATTGTAAAGATAGCTGCTGCCGCTAAAGGGTTGAAAGCCGCTGCTGCTGTACCTCCGATGACTTGTCCACCAGCCCCAGACAAAGCCGTAAGCTCTCGCTGCTTCATAGCCAACTCAAACAACTTCTTATCACCGCCGCCTCTAGCTGCTGACATTACCAAGAGAGCTTTTCTGTATGAAGGAAAATCCTCTCCCATAATTGCTCTAGCTTTCTCTAAAGACTCTTCATCAAACAAGCCGTCAATGTTCTTCTTAAACTTATCAAAAGTGCTGTTTTCTAAAGCATCCTTAAACACTTCAGTGGCGTAGCCTTGTCTAATAAGCTGTTTAGCTCGTTTAGCGCTCTTTATGGCAGTACCTTCTAGCGGTATTCCTGCAGCCTTAGAAGCAGCATACGCTTGATCGACACTCTTCATCATTGCCCTGACTTTGTCAGTGTCGTTAGGCTTCTTTAGAAGTTTCCCTATATTCTTGTAAGCACCGTCTTCACCTTTCTTAATAACATTTTTGTTTATGTCTGGTAATAGATTGTTAGCTGTAGAGCCAAATGTCTTGTTTAACGCCGCAAACGTTGACGCAGTTTCTGGGCTAAACTCTTTAAGAGTCTC